ACTAACACCAGCAAGCGTTGCACCAAGCTGTAGATCCCAGTTATACCCTGTCTCGACCGCCGTATTGGCCGTGCCTCCGCTACCCGTAGAAGTAATGTAGTCAGTCTGGACTATGGTTCCCGTTGAAGAGATAGCCGTAGCAGCAACATCAAACTCTACGTTTGTGTCAGAAGAAACCGTGGACGCCCATGTCGCTCCGGTTAGCGTGGGATTCTTCAACAAAGCAATCTCATAGTTCTGGCTGGTTAACGGCAAGAACTGCACCCTATTAGGAAGCACAACCGCCCCTGTTCTGCCAGATGCCAATCGGATGGATACGATGGGATAAAAAGCTGCCGTATCAATATTTGCAAACGATGTGGTGCGACGAGCCACATGGTCAATTGATGTCTGCTCAAACCCGCCTTCGGATACAACAGAGCAGCAAATCTGTTTCATGGTTGCGCCAGTAGACAGCGCAGCAGTCGCTTCAATCTCGTAACGTACAGGCAGAATCGCCGTGGTCATGTAGACGTTGGAGATCTCGTTTGCATTATTAAACGTATGGCAAACAATATATTGACCGTTGATGATGAACCCGCACCGCACTGATCCAACACCTAGCCACTCAAAATCCATCCAAAGAATCTGAGCCTTGGTGGTGTCCAAGGTAAAACCCGATGCCCCGGTGCCGTCTAGCTTATCGCCATTCCAATCGGCTTGATTAACCGTCCTAGCATCCGATGCTGTACCTGTTACGTAAGAGCGAAGTACAAAAGCGTTGGTTGATGCTGTCTTTTGGAAGAACACGCCGTTTTGCGTATTAAAGTACCCAACACGCTGGCGGAGGTTTGTCTGCGCTGCGGCCATGACAAAGGTTTGAAGAACCAATAATCCTTTCCCAGGCTGGTAAGGAAAAGACCTGTAAGACTGTCTGACTGCGGTTGATCCTGATGTGGTATCAGCAGATAGCAATACAGCAGCTTCGTCTGCGCTGAAAGTTATCGATGCCCCATTAACCGTGGACTCGCTGAATTGGTTATCCGCTGCGTATCTGTTTTGGCTGTCAAACAACGTATAGGGTTGGCTAACACGCTGCCTACCAAACGCATCAAAATACGTCCCCGGAAAGGTTACCGGCAATGATGATGTTGATGTCATAAGCTGGGCCAAAAAGTTGTCTAGCCGGTTAAAGTACAGACGCAGAACGTTGTTAAACCCTTCCTGATACCGGGAGTCGTATTGCAGGGGTGCGAGGGGTAAGTTGGGCGGAGGAAGGCGCTCAATATTGTAGTCGGTAGTAACAACATACGTCATGCCGAAGACCCCGCGCCGGTGGCACGTCCATCCACCTTCATATCAATCCTTGGCGCACCGAGCTGCCATGTTGTACCGACTTTGTTAGAACGTACTTTGAGGTATGCCTGACGCGCACGGAAGCGTGTATAGATCTGAGACGTAAACTCATCCACAGGATAGTCAGCCGCTGAAACTGTATCTGCCGCAGGGGTGCCAGCAGGTGAACCAGAACTACGCTTGGGATAAATACTAAAAGTTACTTCGGGTGCTGAGTCATCAGTCGATCCCGTAAAAGTCAGATCAGGCACTGTACGGTAGACATACATGAAGTGGTCGCCGTCATCAAGATCAAATTCAGCCGATTCAATATAAGCGTCAATGGCTGCTACAGTATCTCCGGCTCCATCGTCTACACCAAACTCTTGATTTAATATACGTCCGTTGTAGTCAGCAGATTGTGGATAGTCTCTTAACCCAGAATCAGACCACGCCGTTCGTGCCATCGTGCCGTAATACCAAACACGTTCAAGATAGTTGTACACCACGTAGCGATCAACCGTATCACTATTTTCTGAGCAATAAAACCACCAGACTTCATTGAACCCTTCATTGGTCCCTGCAAATACCTGTAATGACTGCACGAGGTTTATGTCGCTAAACACATAGCGCCTCAAGTCACAAGGCAACGTTTGAACGCGACCGTCATAGACGTAGAACTTGTCCACACCCATCCAATACACAGCACCAGAGGCAAAAGCTGCCGCATTAGGACTCATGATGGAGATATTGTCGCCAAGCAACTGAGCACCCCACACATAAGGCGCTCCGACAAACTGAATGGAATACGCAGCGGAATCAGTGAGCGTAAAAATTTCTTGACGGGTTTGTACTGACGTAACGATTTCAGAGCCGTGGGATAAGCGCAGACTGCCTGACTGATTCGTAATAGCAGGTAACCACATCGTGAGGCTTTCTTGGTCTGCCCAACGTACAAGCATGGGATCTAAATAACCAATGCCACCAGCACTATCGTCACATCCAAAAGCGAACAAGAACCGGGATATGTCAGAGACAAAGATGTAATTAGCTAATGATGGGGCGTTTGATGAGCCAGCCAAAGACGTTATGTTTACTGTGGGAGAAGAAAGTCCAGATGTGGCGTCCCAATAATAAATAGCTTCACCGCGAGGATTAATAACAAGATCCTCACCCCAGTTAGATGAACTCCACACGCGAAGATTAATTGTGGACGACCCGCTGCTAAACCCCCACGTACCAGTACTCCACGTACTTGTACCCCATCCGGTGGCAGCGTAAGAAATTGCCGATCCGGCAGCTAACCCTGTTGGCGTAACATCGTTGTATATACCAATATTTTCAATGTAGTACTTGGTGTTAGTCCCCACACCCAACAGATTTAGACTGCCATTAGTAACCCAATTCCATAGGTTACGGCACACGCCATTAAATTGATTTGCAGAGTATTGAACCCAACCACCAATCTTCTCTGGCGTACCCTGACGAAAACGTACTTTCTCGGATACATACCAACCACCTTCGTTGGTGTATCTTGTGTTTTCGCGGTTAACTCCGCTCTTAAAAAGAAGTTTACGTAGGGCCATTATTACCTCATCAATGCAGCTTCAGCCGCACGGCGGCGAGTGAGACCTGGAAGTACACGACCGGCAGCTTTGTTCCACTTGAGGCATTCCTCTGCTGCACCATCCCAGTCCCCCGCGTCAATACGCTTTTTGAAGGTGGAAACCCTGTAGTTTCCTAGACCACAATTGTATGCCCAGCTTGTCACAGCGGCAATGCGTCGAGGCGAAGCGCCAGCTAGTTTGGGTGAAAACCTAAAAAGTCCTCTGACAAAATACTCGACGTGGTGGTCAAGCGCATCTTCGCACTGTTCAATAGTCCAGACGGTTCCCGGCTGAATCTCAGGGCCAGTAGCTCCCCACCCAATCGTCCAAGGATGCCCACGAGTACCGGGATCGGGGTAAGCCGTTACACGACCGTCAGGTAGACGCTTTGCCAAACCTTCAAAAGGTTTGATGAGAATATCTTTGCAAAGCTTCTTAGCTTCGTTCATGACTTATTGTATTTCTCAATAGACCGTCCTACAAACCAGAACGTTAACATCATGTTCAGCATGGCGAAGTCATCTTCGTCGTAAGACTTGGTCAGCACTTCTGCCCAGTTAGCGTTAGTCTGAAAAGCAATCGTCAGGCCAGCAGCTTTGACAGCCACGTATACGCCAAAAGCAATCCAAGTAAGACCGGGGCGGGTAACAGCAGTGATAAAAGAAGCGAACCAGCCAGCCTCTTTTGCGGTCTGGGCCTGTTCTTTAAATGCCTCCTTAATCGTATCCATTTGCTGGATGCTGTAGTCAACATACTTCTCCTCCATCTTGAACTCGCCCCGCATCTTCTCAAGGTCGGTCTGAAGTTGGAACATGCTCAATTCATGTTGACGCTCATTCTTCTTGTCTAAGAACTTTAAGACTTCAGGGGCGAGCCTAAATATGCCGCCAAAGATAGAACCTAAAAGACCGCCACCAAGAAGTTCAAACATTACTTGCCTCCTTTGGCAATACGCTCACGCTCTTCTAACAGACGAACTTTGACCTGTAGTTCGTTGATGTGTGTCATCAACTGCTCTTTCTGAATAGCGCGTCGTTCGGCGCTGATTGGGCTGTCAGTGGGCGTACCTTCTTTGGTAATCAAAGCTGGCATCTGCCCTTCAATCTTCGTGAGCCGTTCAGAGAAAGATGCAACCTGCCCTAAGAGCCAAGCCAGCGCAGCCACTACGATTGGGATGACAGCCTTGAGAACATCTGACCAAGCCATGATCTGTCCTTAATTATGCTGGTAACAAGTACTGAATGGTTACGTATGGATCTGGTCTATCTGTGGGGATGCTAATACTGTATGTTGTTCCGGGAGTTACGGTAACGTTGGTGAATGTTGTAATAGGGGCAGTACCACCGCTTGCTGCACCGCCGGGGAATGTCTGACCAAAACCAGAGCTTGCTGTCCCTGCTGCCCCTGTGTAATAGACATCAATCTGAACCCAAAAAATAGCAATCCCATACGTAGGAAAAAGGGTTGGTCCGTCAATATTTCCTGAAGTTGGAATTGATGACGGACTAAGAACTACCGTTGCGCTTCCTTGTACGTACTGAGAGCCTCCAGACCCAAACGGGTTCCCAACCCACTCGGAAGTAACATTGTTAACCACCCAATAATATTCATTTGGGACAGATACGGTACGTGGGCCTGTACCGCTAGCATTAATACTGTTTGCTGCACTTACGGCATAGTTATAAGGTACGCTCCAATCTAAATAAGCAGGATTGGTTGTTGGGTAACCAGCACTACTAACTTGTGCTCTTGTTACGTAAGTTGGTGACCAGTAATCACTTTGCCCGTTAGACCCACGGCCACTAAGCACCGTTAACTTAGTAACCCCAGCAGGGGCAGTCCATGAACCACTTGATGTAAACGTCGTTGTGACAAGCGATAGCGTTGTACCAAACTCACCAAACCCGCGAGCGGACATCCCTGCAAATGAAGATAGCTTTGGCATTATGCAAACCTAGTCTGAGCAGCTAACACGGTATATGTGGCGCTGCCTGTTTTAATAATATTAAACGTATACACATCAATAGAATTGGTGTTGCCAGCCGCTGGCGTTGAAGCGTTTTGCCATTCTGGTGTTACTGAACTACCGTCAATCTGAAAGCCGGTTTGGTAGTAAGCCGTTGAACCATTAGTCGCCATAAAGACTAATGTGGTGGATGAACCTGTTGAAGTTACCGAGTTAAAAGATGCCGACCCCGATCCACGCACATTGATTGTCCAGTTGCCTGAAGAATTTGATGTGTAGTACAGCACCGGCTGGGTCAAGGCATCAAGCGTAATCGTCCCCGTAGCAGCAGTAGCAGATACCGTTACAACTTCAGACGTTGATTTAAACAACGCAGCTAAAGCAGAGGATGACCCATTAAATGTCTGAAGAGCTGAGTAAGTTGTAGCAACTGATGGGGATACGAAATCAGTTCCTGCTGTTGCCGCAGTAAAAGCAGACGTACCATTGCCTTTAATAACACCTGTGATTGTCGTAGCACCAGACCCACCATTGGCTACAGGAAGTGTTCCTGTGACGTTAGAAGTTAGGTTGACGTAAGTTGTTGATGTTGAACCTGTCCCGCCGGAAGCGGTAGGCAGGGGAGAGCCGAGCGTAAGCGAAGTGAAGTGCGTTATAGCATCAACAACGTTGGTACCGTTGCTGTAGACCATCATGGTCACGCCGTTGGGGATTGTAATTCCCGTACCTGATGCGCCTATGACTTGTATGGACTGAGAACCCGTTGTTGCATTCTTAATGATGTACAGCTTCTGTATGGGGCCGGTGCCAGTTTGATTGTTAGGGATAACGAGGTTGCGTGTGGCGGACAGCGACGTAGATGAAGTGAGGTTTAAGTACAGGTTACGTGATGTTTGGCTGGAGTTACCGTCTGCTAGCGTTAGTGTGGTGTTAGCGTCTGAGGCAAAATTAACTGTCGCGTAACCGACAATCGCCTGTTCAAAGACGTTAGAGAACGCGTTGTTAGTGACCGTACCCCATGTACCGTTTTCTTCGCCGGTACCAATGAGTTGAACTTTGAGGTTGGTTGAATAAGTACTCATGTTTAATCCGTATTAATTAAGACCCATCCGGCGTTTTGCGTATCGTTAATATCCGTCCAGTTGGCTACTTGCGTATCGTCAATCAGCGTCCAATACTTTAATGCGAAAGTACCAACTTCACCTTCTGCTGCTACACCTGACAGTGCTACTGTTAGACCACCAAATCCAACCGTGCCGACGTTACCCGTGGCAGAAACGCCCCCTAAGATTACCGTATTAACGACATCTCCGACAGCCCCTGCTGCTGACACACCAGAGATTGGGATGCTTAGCGAACTTGTAACCGTTCCTACCTGACCTTCGGCGCTGACGCTTGTAAGTGGGAAGGCTTGCGTTTGTACATTACCAACCGCACCCGATGCCGATACGCCTGA